TGTTGCTACTTGTGCAAGGTTTACAACATTATTTAATCCTACATCATTCTTATCTAAACCTGTTGGGTTAGTTATACTTGGAGAAATAATAGAACCACCAGTAATAGTTGGTGCTGTTAAGGTCTTGTTTGTCAAGGTTTCTGTTCCAGTTAAAGAAGAAGCCTTATCTCCTGCTGGTACACCTGATAATTTATAATCATGTGTTGTTGTAACTGCTGAACCATCTACACCTACCTTTGCTTCTAATGCTTCTACACTTTCAGCCACCAGATTATGTTCATCTGGATGTGTGTCTTTGACAGGACTATCATTAGCCCAGTCTTTTTTAATTGTGTCTAAGTTTGTTGGAAAATTTGCCATATTATAATAAATCTAAGTTAGTCCATTGAGTAAAGTCACCTAATGCACCAGCGTATACTGTTAAGTTTGTTAATAAATCTTTATCCATTCCTGCTGTAATGTTATCTTGACCCATCAGCCATTCACCCTCCCCTGTTTGCTGTAGGTTTGCCCATTGTGTATTTCGTGAACTCATATTAGAAAGAGTTAGGTACGAAAGGTGTCAATCTACCTCTCCTACGTCTTGAGCCATAGTATTTAACTATTCGCCCTTTAATATCTGTTAATAAGTTATCCGTCTTGGTAAAGGTATCGTTCATATCCTTTTGTCCTGAAGCATAATGTCTTGCGTTCCATAACGGAATAAACTGATGGAAAATCTCTGCAAATCCTGCTTCTTTAGTAGTGTCAGTAACTTCAAAGTAGCTTGCTGGTCTTGAGAAATAGATTCGCATACCATCTTCTAAATCATAATCAGGTTTAGGATATAAGAATAAGCTCTCTCCAAGTTTTTCATAATAAAGAGGAGTACCTGTTTCTTCACCTAGCTCAGATATTGCAACTTTAATATCAGATTCAGCAATAGGGATAAGAACGTGAGCTTTTCCCTCTGGGTTTTCTAACTCTAGTCTTGATACTAACAAATGTTTAGCGCTCATTGTATATTGACCTTGCCCAGATACGAGGTCAGTTACTGCGATTGGTAAATCAGGGTGATTCTTGTCATCCCACTGCCATGAGGCATCAACTGCTAATATAATAGATGTAAGCTCATCTAAGGCTCTATTAGAGTGTCGTGTAATAGAACTCTTTGTGTAATTCACAAAGTTTGTATCGTTTTCAAAACCCAATAGGAATTGGGTTTCACTTAATATCTCAGTAAAGGTCATATACATATTATACCATGAAATAGTAATTTAATTTGTCAAGAAAAAAACACCTATTTGTCTAAGTGTTTAATCCATCCATTATCAATCTCGCTAATTCTTTCCTTTAATTCTCTTTCTGCCTCCTCAAGTGTTTTAGGCTTATGGTCTTCAAACTCAACAACTACCTTACCATCTACTATCTTAGGATGACTAAATGTTTCAAAATCTCCCTTAGCTTCAAGTACAATAGGTACGAAAATCTTTGCAATCTTTTGACGTAGTTTTTGGCTACCCTCAATAGCTTCTTTATTTTCCACTTGGATTTCTTTCATACGAGCTGTTAATGTTGCTACTTCATCCTTAGCACCTTTAAGGCTTGCTTCAACCTCAATTTCCTTCTCTAGTAATTCTAGTAATTTTTTATTTTCAATAATCATACCCTGTAATTATAACATAGCTATAGAATTTGTGCAAATAAAAAAACCACCGAAGTGATTTAATTAATACTTAAGCTGCTAGGTCGAATGTTACTACCAAGTCTTCTGCGTTGTTCCAAAGTGCTGATTTGAAGTATACATATGCTGCATATTCCATTCCAGTTTTTCCTGAAACTCCCTTTTCTTCTAGAGTAACTCCTTGTACACCTGTACCAGTTGTTGAAGCTCCCTTAATTCCAGCGATAGCTACATCAGTTGGAAGTGTTCCACGAACTACATATAGTTCATGTCCCATGAAGTCTTTTCCAGTCCATCCGTTGTTTAGAACAGAGTCTGCAAATGTAAATCCATTCAATGCTCCTGCCTCTACGAACGCTGGCATTTGATCTGCATCAACGATAAGGTATGAACCATTAAGTGAGTTTTCGTAACCTGCAAGATACTGTGAAAGTCCTGCTACTGATGCAATTACGTTTGCTGCTGTAAATCCTCCTGTTACTGTAATAGTATTTGAAGCTCCTGCTGCAAGTCGTACGAATAGGTCTTTGTCAATCTCTTGTGCAAGTTTTGAACTAGCGATTGAAAGATGCTTTGCTCCAAGGTCAAAGTTTGAGAATACTTCCTCAAAGTTTCGGATATGGAATGGGTAAATTGCTTCGTCTGTAACTGTAAGTGAATCATCAACAGTTGTGATGTCAGCAGGTGTATACGCTCCAGTCATTGGAGTGTTAAGTGTAACTGCTACTGCGTCAGTGTAAGGGTTTTCGATTGTCTTAACTCCTGATTTAAATTCTGAAATTCGTTTTGCTACTACCATTGACTCAAGATTCATTTGCAAAGTTGATTCTTTTGCTTCGTGAGTCCAAGTAGTTGTACTAATTGTGTTTGCCATATTTTGTAATGTTTGTAAGTTTTATAAATAAATAATTATTTACTATCTCGCACACGCTTTAGGTCTTCTGCACTTCCTTTCCCTTCCATGATACGTTTCCGTACTTGGTCAAGATTTTCAGTTACAGTGCGACCACGCTTAGATGCTCCAACAGTTGCCTGTTTTGATTGAGCCTCTTTCTCTTGCTTGTCCTTCCAGATAGTAAAGTATTCAGAATTACGAGCGTCAATCAGGTCAATATCTTCCATAACAGCAATTTTCTTTAGCTTTTCAATCTCATCTGATGTTACTCCGTTAAATCGTAGTAAATCAACTTGAGAATCTAGCTTAGAGCTTGTTTTCTGTGGCTTTGATGTTTTTGTTCCTGACTTCTTTGATTTTACAATGGCACGTTCTGCCTTTGCTAGTTTCTCTCGTAAGTCTGCGATAGTATCAGAGTCATTAGACTCATCACCATCTTCCTCCTCTCCAAAATCTTCATCGTTATCTTCAACTTCATCAATGATGTCGTCTTCAATTACTTCTGATTCGTTATATTCGTTTTCTTGTGACATAAACGCTAAAATGTTAAATGGATATAATGCCTCCACTGGCGTTTTTAAATGTATTTATTCAGTCGGACTATACTAAACGACTTTCTCTACTTAGCTATTTTCTTCATAACCACGAACGCTGAATCAAGAGCTTCATATGCTTGCTTGAACCCAGACGCTTCCGTTCCTGACTTGATTGCGTCTATTGACAATCTGTCAATTTCTGACTTAATTATACCATAGATTTCATCTTTCATCAGTTGGTTATTATAAAATTGGATTACTTGCTTGTGCATTTTGTTCTACGGCGTTAATGGTAGGAATATCTCCTTGAGTACCTTGAGCATTAGCATTTCCTTTCTTATTAGGTTTACCTAATCCATACTCAATCATTGAGATTCCAGATAGTCTTGTAATTTCTTTCATTAGGTTTTCTTTATACTCTGGTGGGAACATTCCAGTTTGGTCTTGCATAGCCATTTGTAGTAATGAGTTTAATGTTTCAATCTTTCCAGCAACATTTTCCTCCTCTCCAGTAATATCAACCTTGATGTTTTTAGAAGCTTCCTTGAATTGTCCTTTTTTAATTTGCAAGAACTGAGTTTTATTTTTAGGTAAGTTAGCTAGTGCCTCCTCTACCATTTCAGCGTAAGTTAATGGGTCTATTGATTTACCTGTTTCAAGATATTCTCTTACTTTTTGATTAGCAACGGCTAATGCAAATCTCCCATGAATAATATCTAACTCTTCAGGTGAGAACCCAGATTCAAGAATGAAATCTTTATCAATCCCTTTCCATACTTCTGGTAGAATCCATTTAGTAACTACCTTGTTACCTAAACAAATTCCTTTTTTCTCTCTACGATAATCAAAGATTGAACTTGCTTGTTTAGCTTGTAGCAATCCTAATCGGTACGATAGTCCACTAGTCGTTTCTTCTCCAGTTACAGAGTCAAAAGCTGACATAGTTGCCTTGTACCCACTTTGCCAAGAATCAACAGCACTTGGCAAGAATTGTAGTGAAGCTGATGTCGTATCTAGGTTTCTGTAAGTCTTACCAGCTCCAACCTTAATAGTATCTCCACGTTTCTTATCTGTTAGTACGTTCAAGTCATCAAGCTCTGCATCATCAGTAACCATTAGACCAACTGACGCTAGTTCTAATGCTCTGTTTTCAAGTATCTTGTAAAGGTTTACCTGTCCTTGTGCCTCTTTACCTTCCTCAACAACTCCCAAAGCCCATCCAACACCGAGTCGCTTCTTCCTTCCATCATAGATATAGTTAGACTCTTTAAGTTCTTCCTTGAATAGAAGTACACCCTCGTTTTCTTCACCACCTCCAATTACAAAGTAATGTTGTAATGAGAATCCACTAGGCTCTTCTGCATCAGGTGCGAGTTCATCTTCCATATATATAGCTCTTGGAAATTCTCCCTCAACTTCTATAACCTCAATTACATTAGTGTTACCCTTATCTGCATCTTCCTTTTGTTGTTCTAGTAATTCAATAGCTTCGTCAATAGCTTCGTCATACCAAACACCACGTTTATTTTCAAAGTCAAGAGCTGTCATGTAGTGTGACTCTGCCTTAGAACCTCCCTCAATATCAAATTGGTCAAATGCAATAGATAGCCAGTTTACAATTTCAATTTGTAGCTTTCCTTTTTTATCATATGAACGCTTGAACAATACGTTTCCATATCGTGATAACATTTCTCCATAGTCATTTAAGGTTTCAGAGAAGTTCATATCTTTGAACATGTTGTGCATGTACTTGGTAGCCAACATAGCGTGTACTTCAAACTCTGGACTTGTAGGTCTTAGAATAATATCTTTAGTATCAATGTCAGTAGCTCTAATCTCTAGGTCTACAATCTGATTAACAATGTTAAAGAAAGGTTTTCGCCCTAGCTCGTCAAATTCACCTGAGATATATTTAGATGCACTCATAAATGTAGTAAATGCAATCTCTTTTCTTGTGTCGTATGAATACTCGATTGAGTTCTTATCTAGCTCGTAAGTATCAACATGAATAGGTTGTTCAAAATGGGATTTAATTTCCTCAATTTCCTTAAATAGTTTCATAGTACAATTATACCATGAAATATGTATTTCAATTTGTCAAACAAAAAACCACTAAGGGTTTAAAGATTAGTGGAGTTTCTAAGCAACCGCCCGATTGCATACTAATATTATAACACATATTTCAGCAAATAGCCAATCACAAATAAAGTATGGTATAATGTAGAAGTAAGAAAATTTAATAGGATGAAGTGTAATGACGATGGGTTTAAATAATGAAACGTCTTAAAAGATATAGCTACTCGCCCTGTACTATACGGCATATATACCACTCTGGATTATATGTTTAAGTGATTTTGCTTTTTTAGCTTACATCGAGTTTAAACAGATGTGTTGAGGTTAAA